GCACCTACCATAAATACATGTAGACACGATTCTACGTTTTTAATAAAGGAGCTAAATTATGGCAAATCTTGTTTCACCTGGAGTTCAGGTAACAATCACAGACGAATCAGTTTACGGTCCAACTGGCACAGGCACAGTTCCAATGTTATTCATTGCGACAGGCCAAGACAAGGTTGACCCAACTGGCACAACAGATATAGCAGCACAAACTGTTAAATCAAAAGCAGGCAAGCCTGTATTAGTAACATCACAACGTGAATTAACACAAAACTTCGGTAATGTTGATTTTCATAAAGTAGGCGCCTCTGTCGCACAAGGTGATGAAACTAACGAATACGGACTATTAGCCGCATACTCATTTTTAGGACAAAGCTCGGCAGCTTATATTGTTAGAGCAGATGTTGATTTAACATCATTGCGTCCACAAAGCTCAGCACCAACAGGTCCTGCAGCAAATAACACATACTGGCTTAACCCAAGCACATCTAACTGGGGGCTGTTTAAATACACTTCAGCAACAACAGGTTGGGAAGCAGTTACACCAACAGTAGAAATTACAGACGGTCAAGGCAATCCAAGTTCAGCAGTTGTATCTGGTGGATACTTAGTAGAAGTAGCCGTAGGTGCAGCTAAAACTGAAATTAAATATTGGAAAGAAGCCAGTGGCGCATGGGCAACAGCAGCCATTCCAGCTGATCACTTCCAGCCACACTATACTGAACCAAGTTCACCAAGTGCAGGCGACTTATGGGTTAAAACTACTACACCAGGTAGCGGTGTTAACTTAAATATTTCACAATACACAACAGCAGCAGGTTCTTTTGTAGCAAAAGCAGTAACATATGCACAAGCTGACGCACCAAACGGATCATCTGACGTAATGCAAAACGGAACTGGCACTAACAGCAGAACATTAGCCGCAGGTGACTTATGGTTAGACCACGACACAGATAAACTTGTTATTCAAGTATACACAGGCTCTGCTTGGGACGATGAAGTAGTAGTAGTTGGTCAAGACACACAACCAGGCGGAACACCAGTAGATGGTACTGTTTGGCACGATGGCGACATTAACGAATTAGCAATTTATGAAGTTGCAAGCGATAGTGGAACACAAAAATGGCAACGTGTAACTAACGTAGCATATTCTACAGGTGCACCAGCAGTAGGTTCAGCAGGCGACTATTGGGTCGATACTGACGAAGCTGGCTATCCAGCAATTTACCGTTCAAACGGTAGTGCATGGGTTAAGAAAGACAATTCAGACCAAAGCACAAGTGCAGGTGTAGTGTTCGGCGATATTACAGCTAACAATACAACAGCAGGTGCCTTTGAAGCAACTCTATTAGCAGGTTCTCCAAACCCACTATTACACCCAGTTGGAACAACTGGTATTAATATGTGTCGTTCAGGCGGAACAGTTAGAAAGTATAATTCATCACTAACAACATCTTGGAAATGGCGTAATCATGCTCCTAACCAAGTTGATGGTTCTGGATCATTTAGTAGACATGCCCAAAGAGCAGTAGTAGTAGCGGCAATGCAAGCAAGTGCATCAGGCTCGGAATTACTACAAGAAACATTAGCATTCAGCTTAATTGCAGCACCTGGATATCCAGAAATGACTGACGAAATGGTAACATTAAACAGCAACCGCAATGAAACAGGTTTTGTTATTATTGATGCTCCATTCCGTGTAACTCCAACAGAAGCAGTTAACTGGGTTAACGGAGTAGGCGTAAGTTCAAACGGTGAATCAGGATTAGCTACTAAAAATACATACAGTGCAGTTTATTATCCACATGCATACACAACTAACCCAGCAACAGGTGATAACGTTGTTGCTCCAGCATCACACATTGCATTATACACATATGCATACAGTGATAACGTGAGCTTCCAATGGTTTGCACCAGCAGGTTTAACACGTGGACAAGTTCAAAATGCAGCAAGTGTTGGATATTTAACTTCTGAAAATGAATTTAAATCAGTTTCACTTACACAAGGAAACAGAGATACTATGTATGCAGCTAGACTGAATCCAATCGCAAGATTTCCTGCAGAAGGTGTTGTAGTGTTTGGTCAAAAAACTTTACACCCATCAGCAAGTGCATTAGATCGTGTTAATGTTGCTCGTTTAACAGCATACTTACGTGAAAGATTCTCAGTTATTGCAAGACCATTCTTGTTTGAACCAAACGATGAAGATACTCGCAGAAATGCTAAATCAACATTTGATGGATTTATGAGTGGTATACTAGAAACAAGAGGTGTTTTTGACTTTGCAGTAGTATGTGATGAATCAAACAACACACCAGCAAGAATTGATGCAAACGAATTTTGGATTGATGTGGCAATTGAGCCTTCAAAGTCAGCAGAGTTTATTTACATTCCAATTAGAATTGTAAACACTGGCGAATTAAGCTAATATATCGTATATCATACAATAAAATACAAATAGGGGCTACTTTTTAAAAGTAGCCTTTATTTTTTTTGTCTAAAATGATAAATACAATATATAGAAAAGCGTAAAGTTTTTCTAGTAGAAGAAAAACTTATACAGTTTACAAGGAGAAAACAATATGGCTGTAACAACACAATTTGGAATCCCGGTAGGAACAAATCACCAAACTTTAATGCCTAAGTTGCAATATAGGTTTCGTGTTTCGTTCGTTGGAATGGGAGGCGATTCCACCAACAATCCACAAGTAACGCAAAACGTTATCAGTGTAGGACGCCCATCAATAACACACGAAGAAGTTATAGTAGATTCCTATAACTCAAAAACATACCTTGCAGGTAAGCACACATGGGAACCAATTACATTGGTTTTACGTGACGATATGAATTCTAACGTTATTAAAAAAATTGGTAACCAACTTAGAGAACAATTAGATCACAGCACACAAGGCGGCCAAGCAATTGGTTCGACAGCGAGTGCAGCCGGTCCAGCAAACCCATACAAATTTTCAATGTTAATTGAAACACTAGATGGACAAGCTAAACCAAAAATAGTAGATCAATGGGAAATAGTAGGGTGCTATTTGTCAAATGTTCAATATGGTGATTTAAACTATGGAACATCTGATATGGTGCAAGTTACTGCAACAATACGTTATGATAACGCCTCTAATACTATAGCTACAGAGCCAAACATAGAAGCTGATACTTTAAGCAAATAATTAAGTTAATTTAGCTTTAGTGAAGAAGGGACAGTAAATGAGAACGAACTATGCGTATGACAAATACAATCAGGGTCAAAAAGCCTCTATTGTTAAAGGTGTACCAAGAAGTAAGTTCAATTTTACTGCCAGTCTCACTACAAGAGATGGAACTGTTCCACTTGATAAAATAGCAAGTATTACAATGCCGGGATGGTCTTCGTCTGCAATGACAATGAATGCCTATAATCGTAAAAAAGTTGTTCAAACTAATTATGATTACACTCCTATTACTGTTGTTGCATATGACACAAGAGACCCGGCAGCACTTGAATCTTTCCTCAAAGAATATTCAAACTATTACTATGAAGGACCAATGAATACTATAAATGAACCCAGTCATACGTCAGGTCCTAAAGGTTTTAAATTACAAGAACATCGTAACTACATTAAAACATTAAATATTATCAGACAAGGTAGTAAAACAGATATAAACAAAATAACTATTTACAATCCAGTTATTACAGATATATCAGCAGATACTCTAGATTATTCAGACAGCCAGTTAGTTCAATACAGATTAACTTTTGTATACGAAGGCTTCGAAATAAAATCTTCAAACTCAGGACAGTAACTTATGCCCAACTATATGAGTGGCATATATGAGATTTCTAACCCAGGTAAATACTTAGGTAAAAAAGCACCACGCTACAGAAGTGGATGGGAATTAGCAGTATTTCGTATGTGCGACAACCATCCAGCCGTATTAGGTTGGGGCAGCGAAACACATAGAATTCCATACAGAAATCCACTAACAGGTAAAACATCAACATATGTTCCTGATTTGCTTTTAGTTTACAAAGATAAGCAAGGCGGCAACCATGCAGAAATGGTTGAGATTAAACCAGCAAAGCAGACATTAGGTGAAGCTAAGACACAAGTTGATAAAGCACAGGCTGTAGTTAATCATGCTAAATGGGAATCAGCAAAAGCATGGTGCAAGCAACAAGGAATGGGTTTTAGAGTAATAACCGAACATCAAATTTTTAATAAACCTACTCGTTCTAAGAAGAGAAAGAAATGACCAAAAAATTAGGACAAATCAATATAGGCGTATGGGACTGGCATGTAGACTATAAAGAGCGTGAAATTGAATCTAACGAAATAATACAATGTATAGGCATAAAAAGTCATAGTTTTATACTTGAAATTGGAGCAGGATCTGGACATTTAAGTCATCATCTAACAAAACAAGGCAATACAGTTATTACCACAAATTCATCTCAAAATGAAGTGATAGATTGTGGGCTCTCGCCATATGTAACCTCAATATTTTGGGAATATACAGGATTAGACACTAGTTTTGATATACTTAAAAAAGATGAACAATACGATTATATAATTGCAAATGCAAATGCAATGCACAGCGAGTCAGGTGGACCAATTTCTACAGACAGACAATATTCAAACTTAGTCGAGAAACTTTTAGACCTTGTAAAAATAAATGGTGAAATTTGGTTAGAGTTTAACCCATTGCTAAGTAGTGCATATATGGATCAGTATAAGATACCAACAATTGGGAACTTTACTAAAAAACACATAGAATCTCATTCTGCATACAAAATTGTGAGGGAAAAATGACCAAAGAAGATTTAACAATGATAGAGCCTACTAGTCAAGGCGATGTTAGTATATATATTCCTGGCAGTAGAGATGTAATTGTAAAAATGTCAGGAGGAGCAGATAGTTCAATACTTATGTTTCTTTTAGCAAAGTATAAAAATAAATATAATACAGAACTTAATTTTAAAATTTCCAGCACAGTAGGATCAACTAAACCATATCAGTATGAATTTGCAAACCAAGTAGTAAAGTTTATAGATAAAATATATCCATTGGGTGACTACAAGCATTACCATAATGAAAGTTTACCTGTTGCTAATAGTAATGATGGACCTGACAAGAATGGAGTAGATATTAATAAAACAGCATATAGCAATGATATAGAAAGTCTAACACAAAGTCTACATAATAAAGATTCTGTTCAATACATGGGTATTACAGCAAATCCATCAGCTGAACAGTTAGAGTTACATAATATTGCAGACGGTAGAGATTTAGAAAGAGATTCAGATGTTGCAGTTCCTACTGGAGAACTTTATATGGAACCTGATCTTTGGAAATTTAACAGGCCATTTGCAAAATACGACAAGATGATAGTAGCAGAACTATATGATAGATATAACTTAACTGATACATTATTTCCTTTAACCAGAAGTTGTGAAGAAGCCACATTTGATTTTTCTAAACATTGTGGCGAATGCTGGTGGTGTAAAGAACGTAAATGGGCGTTTGGAAAACTAGCATAAATACTACTATAATGAGGTTAACATGACAAAAAAATTAGAAGAAGAATTTAATCTGCCAAAAATTGAAGATTTAATGCCAGATCTTCCAGAATCAACAGTTGAACCTGATGAACCAACTGTCGAAGAAACCCAAAACGAAATAGTTAAATATAAAGATGATTTAAGCATTGCCGAACGTGCCGATGCTGCACTTCCTATGGTAACAGGAATGGAAGAGCTTGACAGAGAAATGGATGCATATGCATCAAAGGCCATGTCGACATTTGATGATTTAGTAGATTTAGGTAGAAATGTAGAAGATAGACACGCTGCACCAATATTTGATAGTGCAAGTAAAATGCTTGCTGCCGCATTACAGGCCAAACAAGCTAAAATGGACAAAAAAATGAAAATGATTGAACTACAAATGCGTCAACAACGAAGACAGCAAGAAGAAAAGAAAACAGATACATATGTAAAAGATAAATTAGGAACAGATGAAGAAACAGAAGAAGCAACTGGCCGTATCATTGGAGATAGATCAGAACTGTTAGCCGAAATCATGACTAAAATGAAGAATGATGATAAATAGTATTATGGAGAAGACATTATGAAATCATTTACACAATATCTAGCAGAATCAGATAAGACTTGGAAATTCTGCATTAAAACAGTTCATCAATTAACAGATGAGCAATGTGATCGCATAGAGAACCACTTAATGAAATATGACTCTAAAGGACTTAGTGGTGAGAAGAAAACAATCCTACAAAGCACACCTAGAGACTTCCCTCAACACAGAGGTTATGAAGTATACATGTATGAATTTGAAACAGATAGAATCGTAACAGCAAACCAAGTTCAAAATGAAATTGGAAACATGTTGGGATTGAAAGATGGTGTGTTAAAGGTAAAAGGCGAACACGAAACAGATGTTGATGAAAAAGAAGAACACTTCGAACCAGAAGAAGTTCCAGCAAAAGATTTATCAGGTGATGAGTATAATGCTTCATTAATTAAAGAATTATTAAAGTTACGTAAAGAAAAGGAAAAAGGCAATGAGTGATTTAGAGAGAATTTTAAAACTTGCTGGTAGCCAAGCAAAGGTAGAAGAAACACCAAGCCCGGCTCCTGAAGCAACACAAAGAGAAATGAAACCAGTGGCACAAGAAGCAGTTGGTGAATTTGCAGATCCAATTTTAGATTTATGCGATGA